CCTTCCGAGGAGTACCTTTATGGATATCAGTGAAGAGATCGACAAAATCCTAGCCGTGAGACCTGATCCTTGGACGCGTGTTGTGCTTGCTCGCCTTTGCAGGTGGCTCGTACTATCGCTTCTCGGGGTTTTGGTTTTCTGGCTGGGACTAATCGTCGCCTACTTACTGGTGCCCGTTTGGGTGCTCTTCGTCGGATAGCCTTCTACGTGTGCGATTCCGCACGCGTCTGTCTTTACCAGTCATGGAGGTCAAAGTGGCTCAAGTGCTTATCCCTGAGAAATATACAGGTGTCAACTATGGTACTTACACGGATTCGAGGTTTCCTACCTCGACTTTCGCTATCGGTAACCCGGTTGGACCTGTCGTTTCGCTCGGTGACAGCATTAAGACACTTAACCGAAATAAGGACTGGAGGCAGCAAGTTGCCCGGAGGCAGGACGCCTCGCTCGATTATCTTCGTAGCGGGTTTCTGTATCGGCCGGCGCATTTCCACGCGAGCAGTAGTTATCAGTTTAAAGATGGGGCCAACCCCGTAACTATCCTTAGCAATTATACCGCTAGGGACGTCTTTGGGGCTAACCTCATCTCGACAGCTGACGACACTGCTTTAAGGGACTTAGCGCTAGCACGGCTTAAAAACCGTCTGAACGGCAACATTGGAAACTTCAACGCACTCGTGCCGATAGTCGAGTTACGCGAAATGCGCGGTTTAGTTCGCGCCACCGCCGACTTGACGACGGGACTTGTCAAAACGTTGTTGACCATAAAGAAGACCAAAGGTAGGTCTGCCGCGAAGTATGCGTCTGAGGCTTGGCTGAATTTCTCTTTTGGAGTTCGCCCTCTCGTCTCGGATACACAAAAGGCGTCTGAGGCTATCGCTGCTTATTTGCAGCGTGTCGACCAACAGAACGTCTCCATTCACGGTAGTTCGAGTAAGACTTGGCGTGCCGGGTCGAAGAACTCAGGCGTTAATGGCCCTTATGGGGTTGTATGCGCTGAGCAGTTCGACGGCCTCCATACCCTTTCTTACAGGTATGTAGGAGGGGTTAACCTTGCGTTAGCCTCTTCGAATAACTATGGCCTCCAGGAAACCTTCGGCCTGACTTTGAGCAGCCTCCCCTCAGTTTTGTGGGAGCTCACTGCTTTTAGTTGGATCGGGGACTACTTTACAACCATGGGCGCTTATTTGGAAGATACGTTCCAGCTCCCTCCCGGGAGTTTGATCTACCTCAACCTGTGTAAGCGGTATACCTTCGAAGGTCAGTCGACGTATAAAGTCCGTAGTGTCAATACTGGTGTCCTTCTGGGACATCATGTTGAGCACGCTGGCTTTATCCGTTACAACTACTTCCAACGAACGAAACTTGCCTCAATCCCCCATCGCGCTCTGCGGTTCAAAACCGCAGACGAGATTGGGATCAATGCAGTCAATCGGCTGCTTAACCTCACTTCCCTCTTGGTGCCTAATGCACTCAAAAGAGGTCGGTGATCACGGAGACTTACTATGTCTTTTGCACCTTCCAGCCCCGTTACTGGTGCGGCCGTTACTGGCCTCACCAGCCCGACTTACACACTGACCACCGATGTGGCCCCGAGCATCAACGGCAAGCAATACGCCGTGACCGCTCTTGGTGGAACGCAGACGAGCGTTGAGACGAATACGGTTTCCAAACCGTTCTCTATCTCTTTCTTTCGTCCTGTGAACCTTCGTGTGCTTCCTCAGGCAAACCCTGTGACGGGAGTGATCAAGAATGTGCCGATGAACACCTACAAACTCATTACGAGAAAGGGTGTCCTCCCGGCCGCCAACCAGGTCCCGATGAATGGTCGTATTACGACCACCATTGAAGTCCCAGCTGGCTCCGATACGTACGAGCCGGAGGATCTCCGCGCCATGATTTCGGCCCACTTTGGTGTGGGTTGGGCTCAGGCGTCGGGGATTGCCGACACGGTCGTTTCGGGCATCATCTAAGGGTTTCCCTTAGACTGCGTTCTGATCACTACCTCATCAGGAGATATTTTGTGAGGAAATCGGAGAACGAAGATAGGCTTAACGCCTTCTTCTCTACCCTGTCAGACGAGCTTAGTCAATCTCACCGCGTACATTCATACGCTAGAGACAGACTCCTTTCGCGCATGCGCAAAAGGGCGGGTTTTGTCAACCCGGCACTCGATGATCAGGCCATCGCTAAGTTCCTTAAGACCAATGAAGGTCTAAAAGGTTACGAGGTGAAGCTTGATGCTAGTGTTGAGGCGGATGCTCGGCATTTCATACTTGTTATGCTCGAGCGTTTCTCTTCGACATTAAGCGACCTAAATATCCAGGTCCCTCTTGATGCGGTCAGGCTCTTCGACTATTGGCGGTTTGGCCCTGGCGCTAGTAATGGCGTCAGGGGCTCCCACACTGCTGAGAAATTGGAGCAGCCTATGACTACGACAGCTCGGTGTGAACCGTATGTTAAACGACTAAGGGCCCTGAATCACTACTTGTCCTCCAAAGACGGAGAATCCGGCAAGTCAGGAGTCACCCTCATCTACGGTTCTAGACTGACAACAGTACCGAAAAATGAAGACACTGTACGCACTATAGCTATCGAGCCCTCCGGGAATATGGCCATGCAGCTCGCTGCCGGCCGTTACTTGGAGGGTACTCTACGCTATATCGGTTGTGACATATCAAAGCAACAGCCCTTGAATAAGGCTCTAGCACGCAAAGGGTCAGTCGATGGTTCTTTATGTACCATTGATCTTAGCTCTGCGTCAGATATGATTTCGATCGATTTGGTGCGACGCCTGCTCCCCAAGCCCTGGTTCGAGCTTCTCATGAATGTGAGGAGTCCTCTTATCGAGGTTCGGGGGGAACTGGTAGAGATGAATATGATTAGCACCATGGGGAACGGTTTCACTTTTCCCTTAATGACGTTGATCATCATCTCTCTCATTTATGGCTTTCGTGCTCAGCGAGGCGGACCTACCCTTTATATGGATTGGTCTCAAACCGCGGTTTTTGGTGATGACATTATTATCACCACGGACGAGTACGCCGGCTTTTGTGAGGTTCTCCAGCAAGCGGGACTTGTCGTTAATCATGACAAGTCTTACAGTGAGGGCAGTTTCAGAGAAAG